TGAGCCATAACTTGAGCCTGTGCCGCCCTCTGCTCCGCTTCCCGTTGATCTGCGGATGATGACGCCATCCTGCCCCCGAGAGCCGCTGCAAGACGTTGCGCTGCCTCACCCCAAGGACTGAAGCCATAAAGATTCGTGCCCGGCGGTGGCGCGATAGGCTTCAACGATGCTTGCGTAAAAGTATCAGCAAATCTTCTCCCCCTTTTTATGCTCGGATCAGGGCGGAACATTCCCGAATAATCTACCATCAGCCTCGCCCTCCCAGACTCGCGGCCAGCAACGTCGTCGGTATGCCAAGCGCCGTGGCCTGTCTCTGCTGTTGGCCTTGGAACCTAGCATTCCTGTCGGCCTGTTGCGCTGCCGCCAAAGCGCCAAGATCAGCCGGAGGTGGCCCCGCCACAGGGGCAAGTGAACCCGGCCCTTGCGCTGCTGCCTGACTGAATGGAGTCGTCCCCGTCATCATCGCTGCTAATTCACTCATGGGCTGTTGGCGATCACGAAGGCGTTCCGCTATCGCCCTGTCTCTAGCCTGTTGCGCGAGTGCATACTGGTTCTGGGCTTCTGTGATTTGCTGCCCCCTCTGGCCCGTCGCTACATCGAACTCAGTGCCCAGTTCCTGTAGCTGCTGCCCACGGCCCTGCAATATGTTGCCGAGTATGTTGGATTGCAGCGTCTGGCCTTGGAATACGGATTGGCTTGCCAGATCGGCCAATTGATCATTCTTCTGCTCGCGGAACAGTCGAAGTTCCTGATTGTAAGCATCGGAACCCTCTGGGATGCCAGAGGTGATCAACTGCGTCCGCAAGGCCGTCTCCGCCCTATCGAACTGCGGGTTCAGACGCGCAGTGGCCCTGTTGAAGAAGTTATCCGCCGCACCCGTCGTGTAGGTGTTGAGATCAGAGTATCCCGGCAGTTGATAGCTCGCACCGGCTGTTGAATACGTTGGCTGTTCGCCAAATTGATCGTAGGTAAACGGCGCTGGCTCCCCCGGTAACCCTGCTGTAGTGAAGGCTCCTCTGTCGATCTGCCCAAGACGCTGTTCTGCCAAACCCTGTAAGCCGCCTCGCAGCCCTGCTTCCTGTACCCGCAAGTCTTCATAGGGCTGCGCTAGGTTGTAAGTCTGTAGATATTTATCTGGCGCAGTCTCCCGAAATGTCGTGGTGCTGTACGGCGTAACAAGATCAGGACGTGACAGAGCCGTTTGGCGGCGTGCGGCTTCTTCATCCAAACCCCGTTGATCTTGCTGTAACTGCCCAAAATTTATGGGAGGTGGCGGTTCAGGGCTGCTGAACAAGTCTTTAATGAAGCCCATAACCTAGCTCCTTTCTTAAAAGCACCGCTGTTCGTTTATAGTCAGGCAATTCACGCTCCCAACCGGGGCGTCCGATAATCTCTACAAACCGGAAGTTCCGCGCCTTGGCAAAGTCGCAGATTTCTTCTTCTATCTTTTTAAGCTCCAATAGATTGCCACCGGCCAGTCCAATCCTCAAGGAATCTCCAAAGGCACACGTTACAGCAGCAGATTCCAAACCTTCAAAAAGCGTAAATTCACCTTCATCCAAACCCTGCTGGACTTCTTCCCGATTAACACACTCGAACCCTTCTGTAGCGGGTTCCAGCAAATCCCAAATGTAATCACTCATCATAGGCCGACACCGATTTCATAACGGACATCCGTTGCCAGCCACCTCACGGACTGCTGGGTAGTGCTAGTTCGCACACGCACGGCGGCGTTCCAGCCAATGTCGGCAACACTGAACCACGCCTGCTGGGTTGTTATGGGACTGCCCCACGTTGCAGCATCCCACGTTGCTGTATCCCAAGCCGAAGCAATACTGGATGTCGTGCTGGGCGTGAATGTGGTTGTGCCATCTCTGAAGTCCGTATCAAATCCGATGCTTACCTCCAGATCAGCGTCACTCGCCATAACGGGACGGATTGCTGTGTACCGTTTGGGGCCACTTCTGCCGCCAAAATATATGAAGGCCGTCTTGGCAACTGCTTCTATGGCAGAGCCAGCGTCATCCGTACCGCTATCCGCCTTATGAACCTTGGTGTCACCGCCAAAATATAGATCGCTATTGTAAACCGCCCAGACGTAAGCGTTTTGATTGGTAAATCTAGCCCACGATCCCGTATCCAGATTGACCACATACTGGATGAAATTTCCATCTGTAGAACTGGGGACGTTCACTGCTGCGTATCCCCCCTTGGGATAGACAACTCCCTGCCACCCGAATCTATCCTTGAAGGTGACAACCGAGTCGTTGTAGCTGTTACTGATCTTGTCGCTGATAGCGCGATTGGGGGCAGCTTCACCAGTGCCCAGAACCTGCGTCATGGGCAATAGGCCGTTCTCTGTTACCAGATAGCAATCAGAACCCACTTTAAGCATACACCGACGCCCTATGGGACGCCCTACCGTGTAAACACCTACAAGGCTCCACTTCGTAGCGTCAGACGGATCAGTGCCGCTGTACATGGCGATCTCGCCCTGATCCGTATAGAACAGAATATTGTCGTCCGGGCCTGAACCGCCGTCGCGTGTCCATGTGCTGATCGCCATGATCTTTCCGCCCTTGCTGAACACGCTGCCCAGATTGACGGATGCAACCGTTCCGGCCACGCTGTTCACCGGCAAATAGCCGTATGTCAGGCTGTTCGTCAGGACAAAGAACAACCGCTCCTTGTAGACTTCAACATTGATAACATTGGCAGCGGTTATGCTACCGAGTGTCGGCGTGGCCCATGCGGAACCGTTCCAGTGACGCGGCGCATCCTCCCCATTGCAGATAAACAGAAACGATCCACCAGAAGTTGTCATATTCACCCACTGGAACTGGGCGTTGGACAGGCTGGTGATGACAGCAGAGCCGACTGAACCGGCACTGGTTACGTCGTAGACAGCAGCGCCGCTTGCGGCGAACATCGTGCTTGTCGTGCCGCTGGCGTAAACCATCAAGCTCTGAACGGTGGACGGCAGTCCGGTGACATGATCGTCGTAACCGTTACGCACCTGAACATGGGAACGGGCCGGGAAGAAGTTATCCAGCCGGATGGCGTCGGTTTCCGGCAACAGATCGACAGAATCACGAGTGTTCAAGCCGCCAATAGGCGATGGCACTGCGTTGCTCTGGGCTGTCATGGCGACGGGAGAAGTAGCCATTACGCTAATCCTACCCGTTCTCGGCCAAACTTCTCATTAGCCAGTATCCTAGCCAGAATCTCCGGAGGAATATCCGGAGGAATATCTGCAAATTGCCTTTCCGTACTATCGGAAACAAATGGCTCCGTTATAGGCGCAGGTTGCGGTGGAACATATACCTCCTGATTCCCCCCTGTCTGGGGGCCTTGGAAGGTGCCAACTGGCGTTTCGCCTTGGGAAAGGACATCTCCTATAGAAAAACCCGGTAAACCCGGTAAATCCGGTAACGCCCCGGTGATATCTTCTCCTAAACCGGTGGCGAACCCCCCAAGGGGATCAACAACATTTTCATTAAGGAAGTCACCCACAGCAGATACACCGGCCCTGACGCCGCTTCCAAGAAAGTTGCCCAACTGCCCTATAGGTTGGGTAATAGGTTGGGTGACAGCATCAAATGCTCTGTTAATAGGATCAGTGATATTAGTTTGAAATCCTCTCATGGCTGATCCGATCATTCCTGTGTCCGCTCTAGCGGCGTTTAATCCCAGGCTCGTCAATGTAGGATAACCGGCCATCATCATCGGTAGCCCAAAAGGAGATGCAAACCCGGCTATGGTGCCTGCCAGCGCAGGAATCATCCCCATATTCATCCCAGCCGGGACGGATACGTTGCCATGAGGATCGTTTACCGAATAACCACCCGTTCGATCTGAATGTTGGTTTACCGCAGCAACTTGCCCCGCAGTTGCATCTTTATTGTTTCGAGCCAATGTAGCGGCAGGCGAATGGTATCCAGCCGCGAATGGACTAGAGCTAATGTCTTCACCTAATTCAGCGACACCAGCTTCCGTCCATGTGCTTGTGTTTTTGTTATACAAATTAGGATTGTTAATAGCTCTTTCGATATTTTTAGCTGCTATTTCATGCAGTGTCTCTGGAGCAGCAGGCACAGACGCAGGCGCAGGCGCAAACGCAGTAAACATATCGCCCAAGCTGTGCGCTAGCCCTTCAGTGCCTGCGTCTCTTTGTGCCTGTTCAGCCGCTGCCATTCCTCGTTCTGCGGGTGAGTTCCATGAACTTGACATGCCCATTTCATGGCCTGCTGAACCAAGCCCTCCTGTTGGGCCTGTAGGATCGGAAATACCCGGATCGACGCCGCCAGATTCTTGAAAACTAGGGATGCCGTTTGCCATGTACTGCCCCCCGCCGGGAGCAACGCCCCCGCCGGAAGCGCGTAATTGTAGGGCTTCTGGCCGCGTGATATAGGCAGCAGAATGCCCCGGCGGAGCGCCTCTGTTCAGCGTCCGTGCGAGCAATTCGCCGTATATATCACGCGCCATTTATTCGTCCTAGTACGAGGATGCTCGGTTAGCAGTGCGTGGATTTTTATTGCCTTTGATATTCCCGCCCTTGGTGGACGCAGCAGTGATATTTTCCGTTGGGCCTGCCGGGTTGAACGCTCCGTAGGTGTGTTTTTCAGGCTTCTGAACAGTGGTGCTGTCGTATGGAGACGCCCCGCCTGTTCTTGCCTTGGGATTGGACTTGTAAGCAATTCCACCAAAATTCGGCATCTCAATCTCCTTTATAAGCCGTAGTTACCTTCCGGCACGTTAAGCGCGAGAATAGCCCTGTTGGGGCCGCCCATACGCAGGATCGGTTTGGCTCCATCATGTCCGCTGTATTCTTCGATACGGGACTGATATTCCATGAACTGCTGCTGGAACGGCAAGCCTTTGATCTTTAGAAACCGCCATACAACGCCAAGGACAACAAGCTCTTCTTCCAGAATTGTTGTCTGAGAGTCACCGGTAAATTTGTCTGCGTTAGCAGCTGAGCCGCCGGACGTATCCACCCAGTTCTTGGACAGATATTCAAACTTTACGCTTTGCCCTACCGTGGGCGTCGGGTGCATAAGCAGCAACCCGCCACGAATGCGGAAATAATTCATAATTCCGCCGCTGGTGACTGCCAGAACTCGTTGCCACTCGGAACCGGTGATCGGGCCGTGATAGGTTCTGTCCGTCGTGCGGTTCCACATCGTGTTGTTGCTGAAGCGCCCAAAGTCGCTCGCAATCGAAACCATCGTGCCCTGACTTTCAGCAGCCAGAGTCGTATGGCTTCCTTCTTTTATTAAAACTTCCCACTTATACCGTTGGACTTGGGCGCGGCCTTCTTGATTCGCGCACGCCTCAAGCTGGATAACAGACGTATCCGTTGACGCGGTAACAGAATCAGGCGCAGTTATCCCGATGATTTTGGCTGCGTCTTGGCATATCGTGAGCAGTGTCATCCAATAACCTGCCTTGGTGATTGCCCGGACTGCTCGGCAAGATAGTCACGGGCTTGTTTGCGTAAATCCACCGTCCCGGCACCGAGGCTTCCAACACTTGCGTCCGATAGCTCGGCAAGCTGCTCAACAGTATTTACATCCTGATTGATAAGAGTCTGCGCTCGTCGGGGGCCGACTCCTTTTAGCGTCGTTAATTCGGCACCTCTTGGCTTGATAGCAGCCGGAACTTTCCCGCCGCTTTTCTGATAGGCCGCGAGTTCAGCCGGGAAATGCTCTTCCAGCCATTCAGCCTTTTCCGTCACCTTGTAAAGAACAGTGTTTGGATCACCGACTCGACGGATTTCAACCAAGTCCGGCCCGTCACCTTCACCGGGTAGAAACTCGATCCTGATATTGCTCATAAGCAGTTGTGCGGGGGTTTTTTACGCCCCCGCACTCCCTTTACAGTTAGATTACAAACGACTTCGGATACGAGGCGATGGCAGGTGCGCTTCCCGCCGTGCCGCCACGAGCCGTGGTTAGCTTGATGCCGTCAACTCTCGTATGAGAAGTGGCGGTGTCATCGAGGCTTCCGGCTGTTGCTGAAGAGTACAGGATCACATCTGCGGCAGCACTTGCCAAGACGTTGATCGTGCAAACTCCGTTCAACTGAACCCATGCGTATTGCCCACTTGTAATCGCTTCGGGCGCTACGGCAATCAATTCACCGGTATCGACTAGAGCCTTGGTAATCGGAACGGCAGAGTATGCTTCCGTCACGGCAACCACGTCATACTGGGCAACGGCGCTGCCTGCTGTGACGTAGAGCCAAGTGGAAGCATCGGTTCCTACCATCCTGGTTCCAAGGGCCTGCGACGGGGTTGCTTCAGTCCCGCCATCGAAGTCAATGCCAATCGCTGATTGAGATGTATAAGGCATTAAGTCCTCCTTAGGCTTGGATGATGCCCTGCCGTGCGCGATTGCTGACCGTCATATTTCCGGCCCATGCAACAGGCATGACAAGAGCGTCTTGGTTTACGGAAGCCTTCTCGCCAAGAGGCACAAACTCACGGCCTTCCGCATATCTGAGGAAGAGATAGTCCGTGTTGAGCATGTAAATCTTGTTCGCCGGGCACTGATCGTCGTAGTAGACCGGTGCATCCATGAACATCAAGTTCATAAATCCAGCCGACGCCGACTCATCAGAGGTAAACCGCTGGTTCGTCTGAAGTGAGGACCAGTAGAAACCAAAGTAGTTGGTATCACCGACAATCACGTCAGGACGATCCGCACCACGGATACAGGCAAGCCACAAGGTATTCATGGCCGTCTGGATTGTGGTAGCGGAAGCAGTGATGGTTTCCGTCGAGAAGTCATACACCTGATTCTTCCAGAACGTGTAGGTGCCACTGTTGATACCGCCAACCGTGTTACCCACGGTGCCGGGAACGACAAGCTGTAGCCCGCCAATTTCCTTGGAATCAGTTCCGGTGCCGTCTGCATAAAGCGCAGTCGCCATCGTGTTCTTGAGCGATTTTTCAAGGTTCCGAATACGGCTTTTGAGAAGATTGAAAATCTGCTCTGGGCCGGAGTTCTCGACTTGCTCAAGACCGGAGATAACCACGTTGCCCGCCAACTGCTTGTAATTAAACTCGGCAGCGGTGAACACGTTGCTGGTTGAAGTATCAAGCACCTCGTAACCCGAATACCACTTGGTTGTCGAGTTCGTAGCGTACTCAAGCTCCTGAACGATGGTTCGACCAGTCGCGGGGGACTTGTTGCCCTTTGCGTCGATGTGGCGAAGCAACGCATTGTTGTTCGTCACGTTGTCGGCCATCGTCTTGGAATAACCAGCGAGCGTAGTGGTTACGATCTCCGTATAGGTACTATTTGGAGAGGTAGCCATTTCTGTTTGCTCCCATCATGGGGCAACAGCAGTAACTCTTACGTTCTGGCAGTGTTAATCGTATCGCGTAAAATGTCGTCAAGACCGCTTGCCAATACCGTGCCCTTTGGGGGTGCGGTAGACTGTGAAGGCCGCGTTTTCTTGGCTTTATCTACAGCCGCCTTACGCTTGGCATCTTCTTTTTTGCTTACGGCTGTACGCTCGTTTGCCAACGTCTCTTTGTAGAGATCGTCATCAAGGCGAAGCGCCATATTATATGCCGTCTGCAAATCTTGAGTCTCTCCGGCAGTTACGAGCCGCGACATCCGTTCACGCAACTTCTCAAAATGGGGACGCTTCTGGTTTCCATTTGCATCTTTCTCATTCGCAAAAATATCAACCTGATCCTCAAGCTGTTTGTAGCGATCCTGATGCTGCGTCTGGGCCAACATATTAACTTGCTGTTGCGTCTGGGCCAGTTGCTGTTGCAGTTGCTGTGTGTGCGAATCAGTAGAATAATCCTCTACATAATCCTCACCCGAATCGCCTGACGCATTCTGAACCCCGTAGTGCTGGGCGAGTTGAGTGATGGCCGCTTGCGGGTTCTGCCGTAGTGCATTGTCATAACTCATAAGACGCGAGACGTATTCGGCCTCGCTAATCCCGTGAGCTTGCATCTGCTGTTTGTACGGTGCCAGAACTCCTTGCAAACCCTCTACTTCTTTTCGCTGCTCTGCCAGTTCAGTCGTCTTGCGAGTGAACGCCGCATCACGATCGCTCTCCCGTTTAAGCATAAAATCTCTCTGCTCATCGGGTAGTTGCTCGAACGCTTCGCGTTGTTCAGCAGGCCATGTTTTCGGTGCAGCTAAAGCATCTGGCGCTGGCTCCGCTTCAGACTCCGGTGTGTCTGTTTCGGGAGTGGCCTCGTCTTCGCTTGCTTCATGGCCTTCGGCGGCATCATCCGATGGGTCGTCTGTTCCGACTTCGACTTCTTCCGCGCTGGTTTCTCCGGCGATAGCTGGTGGATTTTCTGGAGTTGGTTTCACATCGCCGTGCGTGAAATCTCCGCCAATGACGCTTTCGAGGACGCCATCGAGTGTTATAGCTTCTGACGCTGGCCCCGGTTCCGGGGTGCTAGTCTCAGTTATTGACATTTCTCATAGTATCCCAGTTTGAAGGGCGTTCACTTCCCGCCCAGTCATTGCCAATCTGGCGAACATTATGTCTCTTTTCATGTTCGCGCAATTCTGATCTGCTCGTCACATAAGTTCCGTCAACAGGACTTAGAAACGGCTCAATATCCTTCATAATATTATAAGTCGACTTTGAAAAGGTTTTTTCGATGCGTTTCTTTGCCTTTATTTTGGGCCATTTAATCGCATCATAGTTTTTACGATACTCAGAACTCATTGCTGGCCCTCCGCCATTCGCAATTCTGCATCCAGCATCGCCAAGTCCTCTTTGCTTTGCACACGCTCACTGGATGCGCGGCTTTTCTCCTGTATTTCTGCCGCTGTAGCACGTTCGCGGGAGTTTATATCTGCGAGCTTGCCTTCCTGTTTCAGCTTCTCGCGTTCCAGTTCAGCCGTTATGCGTTGTTGTGCAATACGTTCTTCAGACGAAACCTGTTGTTGTTGCTGCGCGGCTTGGAGCTTCTCCATCACAGCGGCTTCGGTTTCTCCGATAACATCCTCAAACTGTCTGCCGACTTTCCACGCACCGGAAACGAACTTTAGTATCTGGAAAGCTATCGGCGTCAGTTCAGGCGCAGCCTGTGTGGCTTCGATTGCCTGCACCAGATACCCGCCCATGACATTGGCAAATTCAATGCGCGTCCGTTTTATCTGTTCCTCGTCCGCAAATACGGTGCTGTCCGTTTCCACGTCGATCTGGTAGCTGCGCAACTTATCGTTACGCATGATTTCTACCATCTCGTCCGTAATTTCGACGCCTGTCATGCGCTCAAGAATTTCCGGCTCATAGTTCTCTGCAATCAATTCGGCCTTGATACGGAACAGATCGCGTATGTATTTGGAGATATCTTCTTGGCGCAGTCGCAAGCGCATGGAGCCGTACTGTGCTTTTAGCTGTTGGGCTGTTGCGCTTTCGCTGGCTTTAGTCCCGCCGCCACGGAGAATATCGGAGATTCCAGTCACTTCATAAATAGCCTGAAGCACTTGATTCCGCTGGTTATACAGACCGGCAAGCACCTGAGTGATGGCCGAAATGTCTTCAGTCTGGAAAGCCCCGGCCAAACCGCCCTTTTGTGCCAGATTCGAGAAGTTATCGCTTGGAACGAACTCGTTATCGGTGGCGTTTGCCAGATGAGCCAGTTCTGGAATGCTGGAATCGTAAACACCCCGGCGCTTCAGCCCTTCTATCAGGAAAGTTATCCGGGTTGTGACGCGATCAAGCTCGTCTGCCTGATCCTGGTAAAGCGTGAACTCGGGAACCGGAATGGAGGTATTGTTTGTCCGCACCGCTATCAGGGGCGTCGGGCAGGGGAAGAAATTCTCCAGCGTGTACGGATCGTCATCGTCCGCCAGCACGTCCTTGTACCCGGTAGCTATAAACAGGCGGCGGCGTTTTACCTTATCCCAGATTTCCCAGACTTCGGCGCGGTTATAAAGCTCATCAATGTCAGAGATGTCTTCACGCTCCGGCATCCAGTTCAGCGGCACTTCTTCCGCATGATCGAACCCACGCCCGACAAGCTCTTCGCGTGTAAATAGGTGCCGCCGCGCTCGCCACATTGCATCTTCTGATCTGCGGCTGGGGCTTTCTCGGTAATCTTGCCAATGAACGTACTCAAAGCGGCACCGCTGATCTCCCAGACGCTCGATTTCTTCTTCTTCAAGGATTTGTACGTCTTCACCCTTGATTTCAATTTTTGTCTTTTCTTTAATGATAATTGGCTCATAAACAACCCAGACAACGCCGCGCCCCGGGAGCAAATAGTCTTCCAGAGCGGCCCTGATGGGCAGTTCAGAATCATAGACATCCAACCCGTAGAGCAATGCCCGTTCCAGAGCGATAGCAACTTGTCGCGCTGACGTATCTCCATCGTTGAAGCGTCGGCGCACGTCCGGTTGCGCCATTCGCGCAAATAATGCGCCTTTCAGCGTCTCAGTATTTGCCCAGAGAATGTTAAAACGGTGCGTGAGCGGCCCGACAACGCCGGTGTCGCGTTCATCGCGGTAACGCTCTACCACACGGATGCCACGATCCCGCCAGTCCTTCTCGAACTCGCTGGCCTGATCGATCTCGCGCTGCCAGTACCGTGCGGTGCCGTACAGTTTTTCTTGATCTTCGCGTGTGTCAGCCATCGGCTATGCTCGCCCCGCCGGTTTTGCCGCGCACGGATATTCCGGCGCTGTGTACTGTCTCTCTGCTGCCGGATATGAGCGGATGCCACCATTCCAGCGGCTGTCCGTTAGCAACCCTGACATATCCGCAACTTTTAGGCAGCCAATCGATCTCATTTATGTTCTCCGGCGTCAGCGACACACAGGAAGGCACAAGTTTTTGACGTTCCGGGTAGTTTGAGCATTGCGCAGTCTCGTTATCCAGTAAGGGACACGCCAAATCCGTATAGAATACGGCATCTGTCCGGGAATCCTTCAGTTTTACCATGCAGCATTTGCCGCACCCGTCGCATAACGATTCCCATTCCGTCGGGGAGAGTTCTTCGAGTGTTTTCTCTTCCCAAAAATTCACACCTAGCCGAATTGCTGCATGACAGACTGCGCTGCCTGGACGCCCATGCCTCCGGGCATCTGCTGTTGCATCTGTTGAGGCTG